AAGGCCTATACCTGCTACTCCACCTAAATCTCTTACCTCCACAGCCCCCCTCAGCAACTCTCCCCGTATGCGATCCATCTCCCCAAGCGTTCCGCCAGAGTTGAGACCTCAACTCAAACAACTTGCTGACCTCTCAAAGAGATACAGAGCAAAGACACCAAGCAATAGCCCCCTTGCGATAGCCAACAAAGAACTCACAGCGATTGCAAAAGAACTTAGAGACCGTGGCGTACCTGCTGCCGACATCGCTGAAGCCGCTGGAGTTACTTACAGAGCAATGGCAAGGCGACTGAGCAATGTCTAGAACCTACAAAAACACATCTGGCACATACTCTGAAGAAGAACTTGTTGTAGCAGTTTGGTTCAACCCTAAAAAACTAAAGTCCAGACCCAATGCCAGACGCTTAGAGACACTTACCTCTGAAAAATCACATTACCCTATTGCTTTTCCATTAGCAACACTTCAGGAAACAGAGTCTTGGATGTATTGCCCTGTTGCTAAACAGCCTAGCGACTTAGAAACTTTTTTAACACCAGAGAAAGCAACTAGAGAGAAACCTCTACTAGTCCCACTAACTCTTGCTAAGTCTTACCTTGGCTGGCTTGAGTTCCACATACCATCTGAATACACGGAGACTAAGTGAGAGTACAAGCAGATGTATTTCCATCAGTAGTTGCTTTGGCAGAACCGAATTCTTTAGAGGATTTGAGAGAGTTGATGCCCAAAGGTGCTGCCCCGAAAGGAACCAGAAGGCTTGACAGGTGTCGTGTCGTGGTTTTCAACAATAAGTTGCTTATCGCTGTAGACTCTCCGTCAGGACCTAATCTAGTGTTCCAAGAGAATATTACTTTCTATGAAAAATACGAAAAGGTACATCGAGTGATTACCGAAACAGGAAAACTTATAGCCTTCAAAAAGGATGACAACTGTGGATGCGGCTCACGCTTGCGTTCTTGGAGCCCTTATGGAAGCACTTTGATGGTTCAGGGGAATAATTGATTACAGACTTCTTCCAGTTAGCAATTGCTGGACTAGCGACCTACAGAATATCTAGGTTGATGGTTAGAGACGAGATTTTTGATAAACCCCGTAACTGGATATGGGAAAAGTTTCCTCCAGAGAGCAATAAGTTTGGGTATTTCTTTACTTGTATGTGGTGTACCAGTGTTTGGGTCGCATCATTACTCGTAATATCCCGTATCATTATTCCAGAGGCCACGCAAGTAGTTGAAATAGTCTTAGCGCTTTCTGCTATCGCTGGCTTGTTATCCGCACACGAGGATAGGTAGTCCTAGTGTTCCGTAACGAAGACGAGGAGTAAGTCTGTGGGCGTATTCAAACGCGAAGAACCGTCTAATGAACCTGTTCGCCCTGCTGTCCCTAAGAAAGCATCTTCACCTAAAAAAGGTAAGTCAAAATCTACTACTCGTTCCACACAAATAGTTGCTCGTCGTAGTTCTTCTAAAGTTTCTGGACCTGCCTCAGTATTTTTATCATCACCTGCATCTCCTGTTGCTTATTCAACTCCACGTTCTTTAACTGCTGCGGCAGTACAAATTAAAATTAATGACAAAGGTGAGTTTGAACAATTTAGACAACGTCGTGCTGCTGGCTCATCAGCATGGCAAGCCGAAGCATGGGAATACTACGATGCTATTGGTGAAGTTAAGTATGCTTTCAATTTAGTTGCATCTGTTGTTTCACGAATTAGAATTTACGCAGCCGTTGTAGAGAACGCATCAGAGTCTCCAACATCTGTACGCAACGCAAAAATTATTGACCCACGTCTTGCTGCTGCCGCAGAGCGAGCACTTGCACGGCTTGACTCTGCATATGGCGGACAAGCAGGTCTTCTCAAAGATGCAGCACTCAATCTTTCAGTTGCTGGAGAATGTTATTTAGTTCAAATGCCAGAAAAGAAAGGCTCTGGAATCCCTGAGTCTTGGGACATTCGTTCCGTTGATGAAATTATGGCAGATGCTCGTGGTGGATACAACGTTATTGGTCGCCGTGAACAAAGCACTGGCGGTGCACTAGGAGTCAATCGTCTTGCTAATGGCGCATTCGTAGGACGCATTTGGCGTTCGCACCCACGTTATTCAGATGAAGCAGATTCATCACTTCGTGGTTTGTTAGACCTTTGTGCTGAATTACTTTTGCTCAATAGAACATTCCGTGCAACAGCACGTTCTCGCCTCAATGCTGGCGCACTTTATTTACCAGATGGTTTATCAGTTGCTGCTCAAGGAGACCCTGATTATCCATATGACGAGGCAGATAGCGAGTTAAATCCTGGCTTTACTGCTGAAGAAGCAGAAGATGAGTTTGAAGAACAACTCATTGATGCAATGACAACTCCGATTCGTGATGAAGAGTCTGCTTCCGCTGTCGTTCCGCTTATCATCCGTGGCCCTGCTGAACTTGGCGATGCGATTAAGCAATTTAAGTTTGAGCGTTCGTTCGACCCTGCATTGGCTCAACGTGCAGACCGAGTACTAGAACGTATCCTTCAGGGTCTAGATGTTCCAAAGGATGTAGTAACAGGTCTTGCTAATGTGAAATACTCGAACGCTCTACAAATTGATGAAGCACTGTACAAAGCACACATCGAACCATTGATGTTGCTTATTGCTGATGCTTTAACAATTGTTTACCTACGTCCTTATCTAGAGGCGCAAGGATTCAATCCAACAGAGGTTGACAGAATTGTTGTTTGGTATGACCCAAGCGCAGTTTCAACCCGCAATGACAGAGCGATGGATGCTGACTCTGGATTTGATAGAGGAATTATCTCTGGAGAGACATGGCGTCGTGCTCATGGCTTCTCTGCATCCGATACACCTACAGCAGAAGAAGTTGGAATCAGAATGCTCTTTGAGAAGGGAGCAATTACTCCTGAACTTACTGAAGCAATGCTTGGTGCGCTAAGTCCTGAACTTATGATGAAGGTAAGAGAGGCTCAGCAGGGCGCATCTGTTGCTCCGCTACCTGAAAGTGTTGAACAACTTCTACAACAAGCAACTTCTGGAGCACCTGCGGAAGGCGGTGAATCAAATGTCGAGGACAATCAGCCAGACACCAGCACCGAAGTCTGATCGAATCAAAGGTTCATCAAAAAACAAAAAAGATTCCGCTAAAGGAACCAAAGCAGCACGCAAAGTAAAATTTTCAGCAGCAGTTGAAGCATCTTTGAAAGAAAAAGTTTCTAAGCACAATGAAAAAGCACCTTCTGGACGTAAAGCATCTCTAGGAATGCTCAAAGCGGTCTATCGCCGTGGCGCAGGAGCATTTAGTGTCTCGCATCGTCCTGGAATGAATCGCAACCAATGGGCAATGGGCCGTGTCAATGCTTTCTTGCGTTTACTCAAGTCTGGAAAGCCTTCTAACTCTGCTTACACAACAGATAATGACCTTTTACCTGCTGCACACCCTCGCTCTAGTAAAAAATCTAATTCAATCACTGCCGCAGGACTTGTTCCAGAAGAACAAGAGTTAGCAGCAGCACTTATTGAGATTGCTAACAAGTATGGAAAGTTTAATGAAGACGAAACTGGCATTTGGGCTGGCTATACACCTGCCGCAGAGAACAAAGACCAAGAAATTGGCGTCCATTGTGGCAACTGTGTTCTTTATGCTGGTGGAAATCAATGTCAAATCATTTCTTTACCTGTAGAACCACTAGGAGTGTGTCGTTTTGCTGTTCTTCCAGATGGCGTAATCAAAAAAGAAGGAAAAACATCTATGAAAGATGTTGAAGAGTTTGCATACGAGCAAGAACTTAATATTGAACTAAAAGATAAAGAAGATTACCTATACCCAGAAGACGCTATCCTTGCTATGGCAGAGTATTCAGGTTATGGATATGAAGCGGAGGAAGCAATTAGAGCAAGTTGGCTTCGTGGTGTAAGAAATGGCGACGATCCTTTTGTTCGTGCATCACTTCTAGCATCTTTAGGTCATGGAAGTCTTGATGGAGATTTGTTACCAGAGTTTGAGGAAGGTACACAAGAGTGAGCAGAATTCGCAGACTAAGTCACGCAATCTCAGAAGAGGGACGTCGCGCTCAGTCGATGAGCCAGGCTCTTCGTATCCGTGAGTCAGCACTTTCTGTAATTGAACAAGCAAATACAAATGCCAATACATCTCGCCGTATTACAAAGAAGGCAGCATTTACTGTAGTTCTTCGCTCACTTCAAGCAACACGTAATCTTCCATTCTCACTACGTGAGCATATGGCTTTGAAAGAACTTACTCAATACATCAACCTTGCTCAAAACAATAAGAACAACTCTTTAACTCTTTCACACACAGATTTACTTCCAATCTCACACCCACGCTCAACTCGTGACCACTCTCTTACAGCATCTGCTTTAGAATCTTCTCGTGCTCGTTGGTTTGTTGATGACGCACGAATTACAGATGAACGTGCACGAGTAATTCTTGCTTCAGCACTTACTTCAGAGTTTGGCTCTGTAGAACATACTTATTACAACTCAATCCTTGCTGGTCTACCTCAGGGGACTCTTCCAGCAGAAACTTTACTTGCTGCTATGGGCGATGGAAACTCTCCAATTGCTCGTTCTCTTCGTGCAAAACTACAACGTCGTGACCGCAAAGGTCGATTTGCTTACATGGGCGGAGGTATTCGTGCTTTAGTCCGTCGTGCTGGAAAAGTATTTAGCGTTGTTGGTAAAACTCTTATGGACTCCAATGATGGACAAAATGTTCTTGTAGAACTTCCAGATGGCCGTATCGCAAAACTTCCACCTGCTAAAGGCGAGTTCGTAAAAGCAATTCTTAATCCAACTGCTGATGGATTTAGTAAAACACCAGTTCGTTATTCAGCAAGTGATGATGTAATCAACGAAGAAGATATTGAATTTGTTGAAGCACCAGATGGATGGACAAAATTTGGTGAGTATACTTGGAAAAACGAAGAGTGGACAGTTACAA